TACTTGAGTAAACCATCGACTATCCTGCATCTCTGCAGCCATTTTATTCCAGTCGTGTTCTCTACAAGCTTTCAACATGTTACGAAACTTTGAAAGTCTTGTACCACCTAAGTTAAAACACATATTGACTAACACGTGCTGTATCTTTTCAGGTAGTTTATAAAAAGCTTCTTTATCACCAAACACATGTATAGCTTCTGCATAATGTCTATCAAAGTCTATTGTGTAGTATCTATCTACAACCTCTTGAGATACAGGTGTACCTACTTCCCAATCATATTCGGGGTCATTAGGCTGACATAGATGACCAACTCCTAGAGTCTTATAACCTAAACTGTCGTTATAGATTTCTAGGACTTCGCCCTCGTGTCGCTTGATTTCAGCTTTACATTGTTCGATGTTCATATTATTGATACTTAATAAGGGGTTGATTGTAGGGTAATCCTGTGATGGGGTTGATTCTATCAGCAGCATTATCCTGTGTAAAAGGTACTTGAGGACCTTCAATAGTTTCTTCACCGACTAGTCCTCCTTTTGAAAACCCAAATAAATTATTAGTTTTAGTATCTTTTATGTTTGGTTTATCAATAAATAATTGTTCTTCAGTTAAAATTTCTGATGCTCTGTTTGTATAATCTACAAATTCTGAACCTAAAGGAAGTGTTTTAATAGTCGTTACAGCAGCTCCTGAATAGTCTCCTGTTTCAAAGTTTCTATAAGTTTTTCCAAAGCCATTCCACATTCTATCAACCTGACTAAACAAAGGAGATATATTAGAAGTAGCATTGCCCCAACCATTACCTGACCAGTTTCCTGCTACTCTAGCTAATTTTTCTACTCTCCAATCTGTAAAACCTGCTAACCCAGAACCCTGTGCCCACCACTTAGCACCAAAATTTTCTGGTTCGTTCTCTTTATAAAACTCTCTAGCAGGACTTAGTTCCATTTGTAACTCTCTAAGACCACCAAAAACTGTTATAGTTCCTAACATTTTTATAGCAAGTTTTAAATCACCGTCTTCAACTCTTTTAATTAAACCGTTCATTTGAGCAACTTTGTACTGTGCCCAAGATAAAAATAAACCAACAGATTTTACTAGAGGATTATTAGATTGAGCAAACAACATTCTATTACCAACTCCCGGCAACCCAACATCTCGTTTCATTGCTTTGTTACCTGCTTTAATTAAGATACTTTCACCGGTTGGAGAAGCTAAAGCTTCTTGAACACTTTTAAACTTGTTTAAACCTTTTATGTCTTTTAAATCTAAACCATAATATTTTAAACGAGTACTCATAGATTTACTTATATTTTTACGATTACCAATTTTTTTTGATATAGTAAATATTTCGTCTATTCCAGAACTAAAAGCAACCTTCGCTGCAAAGTTAGTTGCTGGAGCCATACCGTTGTATTTAAAAAATGTTTTTGTCCACTCTCCTAACCTTTCTTGAAACTTAGTTGTAGGATGTATCCCAGCCGAGAAAGCTCCTTCTAAATCTTTTATAACAGTAGAACCAATATCAGTAGCCCTTGTTCCCCCTATACCATACATGGCAGGAACTCCGTCCTTTTTCCATGCTTGACTAAATCCTTTAAATGCTGACCATGAACTACTATTTTGAAACGGTTGTAAAAAGTCTCCTAACTGTGGTATAATAGAACGTGGTAACATAGTAGAGTTAGATAAAAATGTTAGTAAAGCAAACCCGTTCTTACCTAAGTTACTTTGAAATGGGTCATTAGTAGCTTTGTGAAGCATGCCAAAGTAAGCATTAACACTATTACCCATTAATTTAATTTTAGAAGCATATTCTTTTTTTGTAATTAAACCGTCCGCATATTTTTGACCTAAACTTCTTTTTAAAGATTGTAAAACTTCTCCGTTTTGTCCAAACTTTCTAGCAAACTCTACGCCTTTTACCGTGTTAGTTGTCCATACACTTAATACTCTACTAAGATCATCTTCTAAAATAGGTTCTAAAATTTTCCTAGCTTCAATGCTCTTAAACATTCTTTCTTTCTGATAGTTTTTTAATTGAGGAACTCCGGTAAACGTACCTAGCTTACCATTTCCAAAATTAGATTTTTTAAAAACCTTTTCAACTCCGTTTCCTGTTACATTATCTACTATCTCTGCAGCTACCTTTGATATTTTCTCTGCTTTCCATTTAGGATATTCAACTTTTAAAGCTTTTTTAACTATAGACTTAGCACCGTTCATATCAGAAAATAATTTATTAACACTCCATATCTGAGGAAGATCATAGTTTTTTATTTTATCAAAACTAATAACTTCTCCGACATAGTTATTCATTTCTTTAACATATATCTTAGCATTTTTAACTAAGTTATCTACGTTTTGCATATTTTCCGGAGTTAGTTTGTAAGTGTTTTTTACTTCTGCTCTCGTACCTAACTGCCTAATAATCTTAGCTGCTGCCACTCTTTCAATTTCTGTTCCACCTTGAACAACTTCTGATATTCTTCTACCCCACAAACTTGTTAAAAAATCAGAAGCTTCTTCAGCTCCTATAATATTTTTATGTCTTCCGTCCATTTGATGAAACATTAGACGAGACAGTATTTCGTTTTCACCACCATGATTTACACCACGAGTAGCGGTAGTACCAGACCCTTTAACTTTTAAAAAGTTATGTAAGACTCTCATAGCATTATTATTTATAATTCCAAAAGCTTTTTCTTTTTGACCAATTAAAAGATAATCTGCATCTTTAACTCTATTATAAACAAATCCAAAAGTCATACCTGCACCAATTAAACTATAATTAATTGCATCGTCTTCATCGCCTATAAAAGTTCCAGCAGTAAAACCAACACCAGCTCCTACTAGTGGTCTAAAAGTTTCATTTAAAACAGACTGTAAAATACCATCAGTAATTTCTACATTGTTTTTACGCATAACTTTTAAAGTTCCATCAGTAGCTACATACGCTTGACCTTTAGCATACTTTTCCATTAATGTAAAAAATTCGTTGTCTAAAAAATCTTTAGCTTCTTTAGCTTTCTTTTCTAGATTACTAATTTGTCTATCGCTAAAAGGTTTTTTACCTACATCTTCAATTTTTAATTTACCAGATTTTTTATCAAACTTAGTGTTTGCAGATTTTGCTTCTGCTAGTTTTTTTCTAGTGTTGTTTGCTGCTATATATAGTTTACTTAAAACTAATGAACCTTCTAATTCGTTTAAAAAACTTGAGTTTTCTTTGAGTGCAACCGGTAAAACTTTTTCTAAGTCTTCTGTTTCTTTAGCAGTTAATTTTACAACTGGCTCATCTTTAACAGAGCTTTTAACAATTGTATCAGCATCAGGACTATCTATTTTACCCAAATTAATGTCTTCATTTGATAGTGATCTATATCTATTAGAGATAACAGAACCTAATAAAGAACTAGCTCCACCCACACCAGCTCCAAACAATACATTATTAGGATTAACTTCACCGTAAGCAGCATACTCATATAATGCCATATCAGTTGAACCTATAGCAGCACCAGTAGTGGTTGCCCCTATCTTACCTAACTTTGCAATCTTTGCCCAAGGTATAAAGAATGTTACAGGGTCTGCAATAGCAACTCCCACTCTACCTGTTATTGTGGCAGCATCATCAGCACTTTCTCTAAAATCTATACCATACTTTTTTTGCATAGTATTGAAAATTTTATCTGTTCTTTCTTTTTCTATTTCTTTAATGTTATCTTGAAAAGATTTATTATTACCTAACGTTGCCATTCCTGCTTGTACAGTTCTAAAAAGATTTCCGAATGTAAGTCTTTCTAACTTACCTCCTAATTCTACTTTCTGTAAAAACGTAGGTTCAGCACTTGGCAAGTCTTCAGAAGGTTGGGTGTTGTATAAGTTTAAAAAATAATTACCTTTTTCTACGACAGGCTCTTGCTCTACTGTTTCTTTTTCACCAACATACTTTTCTAACTGTACATCTTCTTCTAGTATCTGCTCTTGAAGTGCAATACGTTCCTCTTCTTTTTCTTCCTCTTTTTGTAGTCGAGCTTCTTCCTCATCTTGTGCTGATGTGTCTGGAGAGTTATAAAGATTTAAAAAGTAGTTTGTATCTTGTACTTCTTCAGGTTCTTCTTTTTTTTCTTCATCGTCTTTTATATCTGCGTTGTACAGATTCAAAAAATAATTATCATCATAAGATGTTAAAGTTGACATTTAGTTTCCTAAGATTTTAAAAGGTTTATTAACTCTTCAATAGCTTTTATTTGTTTTGATTTAGAAAGTGTTCTTAATGACGTAACATTATAATTTTCTTCTAAGTAGTCTCTCATACTAGAATTTAATGTCATAATAGGTCTTTTATTATCTTTAACACGTTCTAAATCTTTTTCTAAATTATTTATTCTGTTTCTATTACCAAAGTTTTTAACTCCTTCAACAACTTGTCCGGGTATCTGGGCTGCTTCTTCTCTGGCTTTTATCGCAGCCTCGCTATTCATTATATCTTCGTCAGAATCCATAGCTAAAATACTAGGTTTTTTATTTACTATTGTTTGAGATGACGGACTAATTCCTTTCTTAGAATTTAAATAAGTAATAAGTTTAATGTATTCATCTGTTGTAAAATCGTCTTTCTGATTTATCATCTCGTTTAAACGAGTGTCAATCTCTTCCGAAGACATTTTCTCAGCTCCTAAGATTTCAAAATCTTTTACGAGTTCTGCCTGTGTAGGTATATTAGGAGAAAGTAAAGAATCTTTAGGTGCTGGTGTAGGGCTTGGAGCAGGAGTATTGTCTTCTCCGTCCTCATAGAAAGGATTAAGACCTGCTTCTATACGTAGTCGAGCATGGGCAATAGCTTTATTTTTAATCTCTTGGGGAATGTTTTTAGCGTTACCTTCTATTTCCATATCTTGTAGAATAGATATTTCTTTATCTGTAAGTGTAGGTACAATTAAAGGTATTATGTTTTTATCAGAATAAGGATTTTCAAAGTCATCAAAACTAATAGATACTTCCGTCATTGTTTGACCAGTAACATTATTTTTAATAGGACCTTTGTAACCTACCGCAGACTTTGTTGTTCCGTCTATACGTGTCATATCTTTTTGTTTACCACCAGCAGATTCTTCTGCAAGTTGTCCAATCTCTTCAGCAGATTCAGGAAACTGTGCAATAAGACCATTCCAAAACTCAGCCTTTTCTTCGTTTGTTCTTGAACCATCGTTCCACTCAGGAGCATTTAAAACTGCTACTACTCTATTCCTATCAAATGTAGGAGTCTCAGGGGTGTCTAGTGGATTTTTAGAAGTATCGTCTGGTGCATCAATGGAACCTTGAGCTTCATCTATATCGACTGTAATAGTCCCTTCTTTTTTGTTAGGGGCAGGAACCTCGATACTATCTTTAGGAGTATTAAAAATACTATTAACAAAATTTTCTCTTGCAGTACGTTTATATGTTCCTCTAGGTTCCTCGTTTTTCAATAAAAATCCTCCCCTACCAACTTTATATGTTAAATCTTCGCCTATAACTTTCTTTAAAGCATTATCAAAAAAAGATTTAATACCTCCTTCAGGTATCATTAGAGGACCAGCTCCTGATTTTTCTTGGTTGTTTTTAAATATTTTATATTGATAATCAGCTATAATTAGAGCATCATTAATTATGCTTTGTTTTTGTGAATCCGTTAAATGCTTACCATTATCATCTTCAAACTGCTCTAAAAAATTAGCAACGCTTGTTTCTGTTCCACCTATATTAATTTTAAAATCTGATTTTTTAAAGTTTTCAGTACCCTCTAACACTGAACTAGCCACTACTTTTAACTCCTCAGTAAGATCAACTTTAGGTTTAAATATTTGTTTCTTAATCATTGATTCTAACTGTACATCAGGAATAGCCTCTTTAACTCCATAAGCACTATTAACTTTGTTCATATTAGTAAAGGTATTATTAACTAATTCTTTTAGTTCTGCTTTATCTTGTTCAGTATATCCTTCAGGTAATGTAACATTAACATCTCCCAGTTGGTCGTTAGAAGATTTTAAACCCATGCCTCCAAGTAACCAGCCTCCAACATTATCTTGTTTATTAATAATGTCAACACCTTTTTGTAGTTTATCTTTTAAAGGTTTTAAGTACGCTGCTCTTGTTTCTTTAGTATCTTTACCTATTGTTCTAAAATCTGAATAACCACTTACTTTTTGTCTATAAGCAGCTATATCATCTTGTATTAATTTATCTACTGACTTATTAAACTCTAGCTGGTCTTCTGCTAGAGCTGAATTGTATAATTTGCTATATCTTGGGTCAGCTTGATACTGCTTAAGTTTTTGTTGTTTCAAAGCATCTACCCAATTTTCACCGGTTACAGAGTCTTTAGATTCACCATATGTTTTTAACATGGTGTTATGGTCATTCCAAAAATCTATACCCTGTGTAAACTGTCCTGCACGCCTATCTAGAAGTCCTTGGTTACTTTTCCAAAACTCATTAGCACGTTTTTGAGCTTTCTTTCTTAAAAAATGATTCCCTACTTGTAGACCTAAAGTTAGACCTGTAAAAATTTTAGCTCTACGTTCTTGCTTTTTACTTTTCTTTCTAGCAGAAGCTAATAAAGATTCGCCTAATTGTTCAATTGCCATTATATATCCTCTTGTAATTCAGGTTTTTCTAATAAACTTGGTTCTCTCGGTGGAGTCATCTCTTCTATTTTTTCTTCTATATTTTTAGGTAGGACACCTGCTCTTGCTTTCGGTACAATTTTATCTTGAGCTATATCAATTGCTTTTTCAATACTGCTTAATTGTTCATCTTGGTCTTCTACATCTTCTTCTTCGCCTTGATAAATTACATTATCCATCATACCAGCTTTTTCAGCTAGTGCCATTATCATATACATGGTAGGCTCAATAAGAAGCATTAATAAATCTGGGTTCCACATTCCTTTTTGAAATCCATCTGTTAATACTATTTGAGTTACATCCCCAATAGGAACTTCATTCTCAATTAAATTTAGTAAAGAATGATATGCTTCTGGTTCAGTAAGCTCTATAAACAAAGCATCAATAGCAGGTTCTAATTCTGTAAACTGAGTTGGTTGTTCCCACGGATAAGGTGTGTCAGGAGAATTAGTTAAAGATTCTCCGGGTATAGGTCTACCATTAGTAGATAAAAACTTTAATCCTTCTTGGTCATAATCTTTATAATTCGCTTCCATCTTTATCTTCCCCCACCATACTGATTAAACCAATTAAAATAAGTACTTTCTCCAAAATTAGAAGCTCCTATGTTTGAACTATAAGCAGGTCCACCAAAAGAAAAGCCTTGGTTTTGTAACATTGTTTGCTGCTCATTGTATTTAGTATAAGTATTGCTGTCCCCTAAAAAATTATAAGGCTCTATGTAAGGCATACCGCCTTCTGATGTTTGTTCTTGAGGATTGATAGCTCCTTCAATACTTGTTCCTATAGCACCTAATGCACTTTCTTTAGCTTTGTCTTTAGCTTGTTCAAAGAAACTTTTCTTAACTGCTTCTTCAGCAACTTTACCACTTACTTCAGACTTAGCACTTTCATTAAAAATCTTTTCAGTATCAAGTTTGACACCTAGCGACTGTTCTTTAGCTTGTTCTGCTAAATTTTTATCTAATATAGTTGTATCTATTTCTGGACCATTCTTAACCGCATCTGCAACTAAGTCACCAGCATCCGCATTAACACCAAACACTTCTTGAGCTTTGTTTTTTAATCCTGTAAAACCTTCGCTAATTTTTGTTGATATATTTGTGTAAGCAGTTTTCACTCCAGAAGCTGCCCAATGAACACCTTTCATTACATACCCAACTGCTTTAGTAAATAAGTTTTTACTAGCAATATTAGTTGCAGCTTGTGCACCAAAGTTAGCAAGAGTAAGTGTCGTGCCCGTCATACCTGTCCATATTGCACCTGCAGCCCAAGGCATTAACATACCTAAAGCAATTGAGCCTAAGGGTCCAAGTTTAGCAAAAGGTTTAGCTATCTTAGCCATAATCTTTTTAAGACCTCGACCTATTTTTTTGATACGTTTACCAACACTTTTTACAATTTTCTTTATACTTTTAAAAGGATTAAAA